ACCTTCTTTTTTGGCTGGGGGAGAAAACATATTCTGTTTAGCATAATTCCTGAGAGTGGAAACACTTGGAGGATTGCTTCTGTATTTCTCGTTTGCCCACTCTTCAAGGGTTAACATCTGGAGCATATGTTTTACCTCATTATGGCCCATTGCTGGGCCAGCATCTGAAAATAAAAAATCAGTTTTGTATCAATTTTTGGAGTACCTGATTGCTCGCAATTATTCGCTGCCAGATTGCTGATACATAGCGGGCCTTATGAATAGCATCAGCGAGGGCATTGTGACGATCGCCTTCAAACGGGATCGTTGTTTTGGGGTCGAAGCTAATGGCCTGGCCGAGCTCTACCATTGTTCGCACGTCCCGATCGTTCCAGTATTCCCACGGATAATCTTCAGCAATGCAATCGTAAGAAGAACGCAGAATAGAGTTATCGAATTTTGCGCTCGGCGCGAGAATCGGATTTAGTAGAGAACCAGCAGAAGAGACTTTTCGCTTCGTTTGCTTTTGCCTTAGCTTTAATGAGATACGGGTAGTTGTTCATTGCGCTTGGGGTCCTTTGGATTGTAAGATACCCGGCAGCTGATGGCAGCCGCCCTGGTGGTGGTCATTGGTCAAAACTCGATTCCGGAAAGCTTTGGTCGGCTGACCGGGTACTTAACCCGCCTTGCGCGGGTTTTGTGCTTTATGGGGCTGGCATCGCCCCGCAGCAGCTGTGGTACGCGAACGTCGTCAAGCGCTCGCAGGATAGGCTCAAAAGTTTTATGGGCTGGCAGTTTGGATACTGCTGTGATCACTTCTGTAACGGTGATGTCATCGCCGCGGGGGCTATAACCACCACCTGGGCCACGCTGTGAAATAACCAGGTTACCCGCCCGCAGCTTTTTGAAGATTTGCTCAAGGTATGAAGTAGACAGCTTTGACTCTTTACTGATGGCCGTCAGTGAAACGGGCGAGCCGTCATAGAGCTTATTCAAAGTGGCGGCGGCCTGGACAGATGCCAGAACGCGTTTCATTCCAAATTCCATAATCACTTCTCCGGCCGTAACGGCCATTGGTCAAAACTCGATTCAAAAACTCACTGCAGGCTGTTGGTCGTCAGCCATGTTTTGTGTATTTCGGTAGGGGAGGCACTGGCCCTGTACTTTTTGTTCATCGGCGTTGCTGTTGCAACTGGCCTCTGATGGATAAACACCGATCAGAACATCAGAGCATTCACCAGTGAGAGCACACACGCTGATGACAAGGGCAAACAGGGTATTCATGCTTCAGCCTCAGGGTTTACTTTCTGCGCCAGCAAGTAACACAGCTGGCGTAGTCTCACCTCGAACCAGTTCAGGCGAGTCGCCTGGTTCCCGGTAGGTACTCGGGCAAAATCCTTCATAGTTATCTCCAGTTAACTCAGTATTAGGATGTGGTTTTGCAATGCGGCGCCGGGTGCCTCCCGGTGACGGCAGCCAGTTAACAACTACCGCCGACAACTTTTTCCCCACAACATGTGAATAACCGCCATGTTTATTTTTTAACTGTGCCGCGTGCGCATAGCCGCATTCACCGCATTGCAAAACCTACTAGTCGTCATGCCTGTCTTTTCACCACTTCAGGCTCGGTGGTATTCTTGGCGCTCTCACACAGCCAAATAAAAGAGAGCAAAATGTCTCGTAGCCCTATACCTGTCTTCTGGTACGAAAATCCCGCTCACTATGAAGAATTCCAAAAAATCCTTTCAGATGCTTACGTCCTTCCCTTTGACTACCATGATTGGCGTATCCGCACCGATAGCATGGTGGAGCGCTACGAAAACAGCGGTATCCAGGCTGTGAAGGTGGTAACCAGCACTTACGATTTCATCACCTGGTGCCAGGCCCATGGACGTGATATCAGTACCAAAAGCTGCAATGATTACGCGGTCTCCGAATCGGGCCTCCAAATCCTGCGCGACAGAGAGTTTGATTGGGGAGACGAGTAAAAAGTAAATTTTCCCTATCCTGGATATATCTATTCTCATAGTGATGCCCTATCTCATGCCTGTAACGCCGGCCGGCGGAACGTTATAACCTGCTGCGAATTCTTCTTGTCGTCATCTCATCCGGTGTTTCGTATGCCGCCGGCAGCTACTTCGTGGGCTTCCTGCCTCGATGACTTGCTGCGATGGAATGATTAAAGCATTGGTTTATGTTTTATGTCAACACTGGATTTATATGGATGCAAACTTTTGCTTTAATCGAGACAGGGGATCTGTTGGATTGATTGAGGCTGCGCGGCAGGCAAAAAAAACCGGCATTTGCCGGTTCATGGGGTGAGATCAGAGATGTTAGTTAGTGTCGCTAGCCTTAAATCGACCACGAAGATATTTCTCAACATAATCATCGATTTCTTTTAGGCGGACTTCAAAAGTATCGATCATTCTCTCTTGTTCTGCCTCAGGTAACTGCCTAAACAGGCGTAACATTTTGCTCTCATTTGGCTTGAGGCCTGAATCTTCAGATACTTTCTCTCCAAGCAACCAAGTTACAGACACATTAGCAGCTTCCGCGAGGGCAATTGCGGACTTTTTACTGATTACTCCTTTCTTAAACCACCCATTCACCGCTTGAGGTGTAACTCCAGCAATGCGAGCCATATCCGCCTTGCTGATCCCTCTTTGAGTAATTTCTTCCAAACGAGCAATCAGTTGGTTGTTGAGTTCTTCAGTGTTTTTCATAAGCCCATTGTAAAGGTTTAGTTTATAGCCACAATAAATTAAAAATTTGCATTGAATATAAACCTATGCTTTATTATGCCTAACTTAACAAGGAGATAGATATGACAGCCCTTGATAACGCAATTCGAGTAGCTGGCTCAGCCAATAAATTAGCATCAACGCTTGGAGTAAGCGGCATGGCAGTAAGTCAGTGGAAAACAAAAGGTATTGTGCCTTCATCGCGAGTTTTACAGGTTTTTAATGCGACGGGCGTTACGCCTCATGAATTACGTCCTGATCTATATCCGAATCCAACGGATGGAATACCTAAGGAGTGACCATGCAAACCATCTCTTTTGAAAATCATACTCCGGTGATGAGTATGCAACTGAAAACGGAAAATCAGTATTTGCCCCGTCGGCGTGACGGCAAGAAATGCCGAGCCATTTTGGCCGCCGTTCAGGAATGGGAGTCCTCATTACCTGGGCGTGCGCAAGACCACGTCGCGCAGCTGGTGGCCGAACAGTGGGAGAAACAAAACGGGCGCGGTATCAGCGTCAATAAACAAAATCTGTATCGCTACCTGAAAAATGAGGGCGGTTCAGAGAAGTACACCAGTTATGTCATCCAGCTTTCGGCGGCGATCGCTGATGCAATGCCGATAGAAATCGCGCGCAAACATGGCCTAAAACATGGCTTAACTGAAACCGAGCTGGTGGCCAATGCAATCAAAGAATGCAGCGAAGCGCACCAGGCCAAGTTACTTGGCGCACCTCTGCAGAAACTAGAGCGTGAAATACGGGAAGCTGCAATTGCACTTTTTAACATGCTCCCTGCAGATGCGGCGGGACCACTACTGGCGAGCATCAGCGCCGTAGCGCCGCAATTTTTCTAATCGAGTTTTGACAATGACCACCAGCACCAGCTGGTTAATAAGAGGTTTCAGATGGCCCGCATCAGAACAGTTAAACCTGAATTCTGGACAGATGAGAAGGTGGTGGAATGTTCAATTCCAGCGCGTCTCCTGTTTATCGGGTTGTTCAACTTCGCCAACGACATGGGATGCCTTGAGCGTTCGCCAAAACGGTTGAAGATGCAAATCTTCCCTGCGGACGCGCTCGATTGCGAACCACTAATACAGGAACTGATTACTCATGGATTACTCACTGAGTATTCAGTGAATGATGTCTGGTATTTGCAGATTAAAGGTTTCCTTAAGCATCAAAAAATAAACAGGCCTTCAGCTTCAAAAATACCTCTTCCGCCAGAACTCACTGAGGATAGGGCAGGAGAGGAAGAAAAGAGAGTGACTAATCAAGGAGGACTCAATGAGGACTCAGTGAATCCTCAAGGAGGGCTCACTGACGGAAAAGGAAGGGAAGGGAAGGGAAAAGGATCAAACCCCACTCTCTATGCGCAGGAGAGAAATTTTCCCCAGCAACCTAAGTATCTGCCTGGAGTGGATATTCCGATCGGAAAATTCACCATGCACGACCTTTGGCTGCCGTCACAAGACTGGCCGCGACTGGCTGCTACCTGGGGTATAGCGCTTCCCGAACCGGCATACCTGCCGACAGAGTTGGCAGAGTTCACCGCGTACTGGAAATCCGAGGGGAAAGTGTTCACTCAGATTCAGTGGGAGCAGAAATTTGCCCGCAGCGTGATAAGTGCCAGAGCCAAATCTAAACCACAACCAGCAACCGGAGGTAAAAGCCATGCAGGAATTCAACCAGTTAACACCGCATCCCGGGCAGTTCAGGAAATTCAGGCAGCCAGAGAACGCTGGGAAAAGCAAAACGGACTTGCTGGCGGCGGATACGGCATGGCGGCTATGGACGGTCATGGGGGAAATATTTTCGAACCGGTGGACCCAGAAGAACGGGGCGGCGCCCTCGGATATGTGGATTGCCCAGATTGGATCGATGAGTGAAGCCCAGATTACCCTGGTCTGCAGTCAGTGCATGGAGCGCTGCGCCGCGGGCAGCACATGGCCGCCGGATCTTGCTGAGTTCGTTGCGCTGGTGTCTTCCAGCGGTGCTAACCCGTTCAATCTGACATCTGAAGCTGTAATGGCGGAATACAAGCGCTGGAGGAATGAGTCTTACCGATACTCGGGCAGCGACAAATACCCATGGAAACAAGATGTTCTGTATCACATTTGCATTGAGATGCGCAGAACCGGAGTTGAGAGGAACCTGACTGAGGGGGAGCTGAAAAAACTGGCAGAAAACTTACTCACGAAATGGAGCAAACACCTGGATAACGGGTTTTCGATTCCACCGATTCGTCGGCAGTTGGCAGCACCGAGGCATGCAGCAGGACCGACACCAGCGCAGATTCTGATGGAAGAGTACAAACGCCGCAAGGCGGCAGGTTTAACCAAGTAAACGAGTTTTGACCATGACCAAACAATCAAAAGCCAAAGTAACCAAAGCACAGATGGTGCTTGCCATCGTTAGCCGGACGCCAGAATGCGTCCTGCAGCATGTCTGCGATGCGCTCGACTTGCAAGCCAGTACAGCAGGTAACTTGCTGCGGCAACTCCATGCCGCGGGAAAACTCCATCGTACCTATAACGGTTGCCAGTATGTCTACCGGGTTGTTGCAGGCGTTGAGGTTCCCGATGTTGCCCTGCCGCAGACTGCAACACCATTATCTGAAGAGGATGTGAAAAAAGTCCAAAACGCACTGTCCCTGGCGAAGACGCTGGAAGACAAAAAGCTGTGGCGCCGGGCTGCGACTGTTTACACATCGATGCTTGGGATGACTACAACAGCAAACGAACTCTGGTTGCTTGCCAAAATGCGTAACCGCTGCCTGCGCAATGCGACGAGGTGCTGATTATGCCTAAAATGGAATCAACAGCATCTGGTACGGGATGTCAAAGCTAAGTTCAAATATTCCGGGATGAGGCAAAGCTGAGATGTCCGCTGAGTGCCAGGAGCGGACATTACTGACACAAACACAACCAGCAAATGGATTACCGGGCAGCCGGGGGCGACATTTTCGGGAGACAATCAACTGGAAACATTTTAATGTGAAAGATTATGCAGGTCACAGCGTATGTATTACCATATGCCATTGGAAGAATGATGCATGCTACCTTTGAGTGTGGAATAACCAGAAGCATATTGCGCCGGAGGATGTCTTGCCATGTTGACCGATCTCAGCAGAGATGAAAGTAAAAGACTTGCGGCAATCGACTTGTTGAAAAATCCTGACAAGGGCCGGGATGATGCGTTAAAAAAATATACTCATCTAATATGCCAATTGCTGAACATGCCGATGGGCTTTGTTTCTGTTCTCGATGAAGAAAAGCAATACATCAAATCAGCCCAAAATGTTGTCGTCACGGAAATCAGCCTGAGCGAGGCATTTTGCGTACAGACCCAGGAACAGAGTAAGACATTCATTTGTCATGACACTCATCTGCACCCTACCTTTCGTGACTATCACGCGGTGAAAGAGGCTCCATTCATTCGCTTTTATGCAGGCTGCCCACTTAAAACCCAGGATGGAGTATCCATAGGTACCTTGTGTATCCTCGATACTCAGCCCAGGGAACTTTCAGACGAGCAGCTCGATCTTTTTGAAAAGATTGCAGAACTTATATCGGATTTTCTGGCCTCGTGGCACTCCGTCGGCTACCTCGATATAGTCACGCTATTACCAAACCGGCAGCGACTGCTGAAGGATATAGAGGTTTCAACTGAAGGCGCATTCAGGCTCGTCATTATTGATTGTATTGATATGCCATTAGCCTACGAAATGGCTCGATCACTCGGTATGACTGCCGTAGAAAATCTACTTCGTAATATGGTCGCAGAGCTGCAGGTACGCCTGCCTTTAGAAGGGCCGCTCTACGCCGTGGCAGTTGGACGATTTGCCTTTTTTACCCATAAGGAAAAAACTCGGACATTAGAAGATATCTCTCAAAGCCTTCAGGGGATCCAGGCCAGGCTTACCCCTGAAGTTCCCCTTGATCTGGATATTCACATAGGTGACTCCGGGCTTTGCGATAAATCTCTGACATCGAATGAAATACTGCGCCGTGCAGTCAGCGCATTGCATGAAGGGATAAGTCAGGGGCGCCGGTTTACAGTTTATGATGACGCTCTGGATAGCCGTAAGAAGACTGATTTCAGCCTTCTTACTGAAGTTAGACAAGCGCTACAAGAAAACCAGGGCTTATATCTGGTTTATCAGCCGAAAATCTCACTGGTGACAGGGCGTGTAACCGGAGCCGAAGCTTTGCTTAGATGGCAACATCCTAAAAATGGCGAAGTGTTGCCGGGTGTGTTTATTCCTCTGGTCGAAAAGACCAGCCTGATGCGTGAACTCACAGCATGGGTTATCGATCACACTATTGTGCAACTGAGTGCCTGGCAAAGCCGTGGACTTTCTTTCCCTGTGTCGATTAATCTGGCTGCCAGTGATTTTTCAAGACCAGATTTCTGCGATGAGCTGGAACAGAAAATGCTGGACGCGCGTCTGGATCCCGCCCTGCTGGGGGTGGAGTGTCTGGAAACCGAGAAGATGCTGGAAAGCCCCGCTGCACTTATCGGCCTGGACATGCTCAAACAACGCGGATTTAAAATATCTCTGGATGATTTTGGTTCCGGATACAGCAACATTAATTACCTGCGACAAATCCCGATGGACATCATCAAGCTTGACCGCTCTATTGTGAGTAAGGTTGCTGGCGACAATGCCAGCCGCATCATTGTTCGCAACGTTATCACACTCCTCAAGCAGCTCGACTATATCGTTCTGGCCGAAGGAGTCGAGGATGCCAGGACCGTTGATATTTTAAGAAGGCTGGGCTGCGATGAAGTTCAGGGCTATTTTTTTGCCAAACCGATGACCCCTGATGCTTTTGAAACCTGGTATCACGGCAGAGACGAAGCCTTAAAGTGAACGAGTATTAAGTAAAAACGTATGCTCGCCTGCCCGAAATATATAAACGGAAGGGCGCTGGTCACCCTGACCTGCTCTCCATTGATTATCAGCGGCCGATTTTAGTTCTGCATCCTGGTAATCATTACAAACTCTCACTTACACTTCTCGCTCTAAGCGGTCTTAGAGACTGTCATGGGCATATTACCAGGCGTAGAAACCCTGCGAAGGTAGGGTTATCCCGCCTTTGCTGTTGAGAAAGGTAGTTTAATTTGCACCCGACATCACTCTCATTGATTAAAGCACGGGGTGGAGATTACTGCGGTCCACAGTTCTGACAAAGAGTGAAAGAGAAGGCCTGCGTAAAGAAAAAAGGTGTCGCGATGCGTGATGCAATTACCTTATGACAGACCTTGCGGTGATTTACAGCACCGGGCGGATTCCGGACGCTGTGAGCCCACTCATTCCTACGAAGCCTGATTCTGCTGTACCTCAGGCCATATGATAGCCTGCGCAACAATCACATCCTGCCCATTAAACGTCGCGGCGGGGGAGCCATACAGTTGATAACCAAGCGCCAGTGCTTCTGAAACCCGATGACAAAATTTAGCGTCATCCTTACCTGTCAGGAGACGATAACGAGGAAGACCATCCGGAGGTTCATGGCCCTTATTTTTTATTTCTGGATTGCTCATGGTAGTGCTCCTCTTCAATTTTAGCCTTTTTGGCTCTCGTTATTCTTATCTTCACAAAACCATAAAAAATCATAATGATCAATCTGGACCATGCGTCCAGGGGAGTACTCCCGGGCCCTGGACGTCCCATGAGTGCCAGAAGAGGACGTTGTTAATGGCATGATGTATGAACAAATGGAGTGCCGATCATCAATCCCAATATTAACCCATACTTGAAATACTTTCATCACAGGCCTGATAATGGAAGCGTTAACTATACACCCCAGCTAGCCTACGACTTTGGCGAGGCAATTCTTAAAGTTTAAAAGGGCGTTAGGGACATTTTACTCAGCTAAATAACCGCCATCGATTGGATAAACTCCTCCGGTACAGAATGCTGAATTATCTGACAGTAAAAACAGTATGAAGCCTGCTATTTCTTGCATTTTTGCCATCCTTTTCATAGGGTGGCTATTTGCGAAACTACGTACGATATTTTCTGGGAACTCACTCATTCGTGGGGTTTGGACATAGCCCGGAGCGACTGCATTGATTCGAATGCCTTCACATGCAAACTCTAGCGCTGCGGTTTGGGTTAAACCGATTATGCCATGTTTAGCCACGGTGTAAGGT